TACAGTTAGGTCTAAAGCCCAACTACAACGTCAAAGACAACCCTCTGGGCTGGTTAGACGAGGTACTGGGAGTAGAACACCAGAACTTCTTTGAAGGCCGTGCAACGGCTTATATGAAGGCTGGGCTACGAGGTAACATGCAGAAGGTTAAGTTTGCTAATGTAGCTTAGGGGAACTGGGGAGTCGCCTATGGCTCCCCTTCTTCCGCTTGTTCGGGTTCTTCTTCTTCTTTTACAACTTTAGCGTTTTGCAACATTTCAACTAAAACTAAACGGTCTGCTTTTAATTGCTCAACAAATACTTTGTCTCCTGCTTTTTCTGCTGCTTTTATAGCTTTACCCGCGTATTCAATAGCCTGTCCTATCTTTTTTCTACTTTTACTGTTAAAGGTCAGATACCCTACTCCAGCGGCTGTGCCTGCTAGAGAGCCGCCAGCTAGTAAAGATAGTCCTGTTCCGCTTGATAGAAAACTAACCCCTGCTCCAACAGCAGCGGCAGCAGCGGCTATCCCCGGAATTGTAGTCCCTACATATCTTCGTCCTCTCTTAAAGATATTCCTAAAACTCTTTTCCATATTGTCTATTATTTTAGGCCGTAAAAAATCATCCACTATTAGAAGGTTACTCATTTCTTTCATTTTGCCCTGAAAATCAGCGCCAAATACAGAAGACTCTCTTTCTAAAATTGAATTAAGTTTGCTTCTCAGTTGAAGTAAAGATCGTTGTCCTGCTTTAACTTGTGCAGCAGTGTAGTTACTGTCTCCAAAATAATCGTCTAGCTCTCGTCTTAATTTTAATAGCTCCCCTAAAGTTCCTTCTCCTTTTTGTATACGATCAACAGCTATTTCAAAAAGTTCTGAAGCGGCATTATACTCTGCTTTCTGCTTCCACATTTTATCTTTGAAAAAAGAAGACAAATCTTGCTCTAGTTCAGATATTATCTGCTTCTTGTCAACTCTAGGTGCAAGGCTTAATCTTGTTTGAACTTGGCTTTCCAATCTGCTCAAACGTTTGTCAATAAGCTGCCTGTTCTTAAAAGCAGACTTAGAAGGCTTGAAGTCAGGGATGTTATTGTCTACGTAAGTTATAGCGTCGGATGTTCGTTGATCTTGAGGACGCCAACGAGTAGAATTAAACATTCCTTCCTCGACTATATCTTCAACGTTCATCTTACTTACATCAGGAGCAAGATAGTCTGTTATAGCTTTTCTTCTATTTTTGGAGATAGAACCTTCTGCTTGTCCTCTAACCCAAGCGCCTCCTTTTTCTATAGGCTCTCCTGCGGATGGTAGCGGAACTTTAGGTGCTTTTAATGCACTTAAGTTTATTGCACCTTCTACAGTTTCTAAAAGTCTTTGGTTTGCAGGACTACTTTGCGCCCACTCAGCTATAGCTGTGGCTCCTTTATCAAACGTAGCTGCAAACTCTCTACCAAGCTCTGTTTCTCTTAGGTACGAAAACAAGTCTTCAGCGGTATCAAATACAAATGGAACAGCCCTCTCAAGACCTTCTGTAACTGCCTCTGCTGCACCACCTACTACCTGTCCCCCTAAAACTCTAACAGCTTTAGCTGGTTGGCTAGTAGTGGGGTCTGCGGCAGACATAGGCTCGCCTAAAACATCTAAGATTTTAGCCCCTCTTTCAGATGCAATACGCCCTACAGCTTGTCCGTATGTTTCTTTATTTGCTTCTTCTGCTTCTTTGGCTTCTATCGCACGTTGTATTTCAGTAACAACTTCTTGAGGTTGCTTAGTTTTAACGGCTTCTTCAAAAGCAGTGTATAAGTCCTGTAAACTTAATTCTTCCATTGTTAGCTACCGCCTATTCTGCCTTCACGAAGTAATCTGTTAAACAGGTCTTGCGTTTGTGTGCCATAGTTGCTTAAATCATACTCTGATTGAAGGTCTTGTTTATCAAAAGTCTGTCTTGGAGGAAGCTGCCGTATTTTACCCATCAGCCCAATATCAGCAGCATCTAACGCATCTTTGTCTTTAAGGTAGTCTATTTCTCTGTTAAACCTTTCCATTCCTAGCTCTAACGCATCTCTTTCAATACCTAAAAGTCTTATTACGTTTTCTTCTGTAACAGAGGATATATCAGCACCTACCATATCTTTCGTAAAACTCAAATCAGCGTTAGAAATTCCTGTTCCTGAACCTAATGCTTTAATTCTATCAAGAACTTTTTGCGCCCTGCTTTGAACAAACTCAATAGTATTCACTGCTGTTTGAGAAGGATCTATTAGTCCCCCGCTCAAGACGCTGAGTGCTTTATCTAATTCAGTTTTAAGGTTTCCAAAAGTTCCTGTGTATATACCTTTGTCAACAAGTTCTAAAGATCTATTGTTATCTACGGCCTGTTGATAAGCTCCTGATGCAAAATCATAAGTTTCCGCAAAATCTTTAAGAATAATGTCTTCTACGCCGCTTCCTATTCTTCCTGCTTTAGTAATAACTTGAGTTACTCTAGGATCTTCTTCTAAAGCTCCTACGTCCTCTGCAAAAGACCATTTATTGTTATAAAAAACTTTGCCACCTCTGGTTGGCAGTTGAACAACATTATCGTCTATTACAAAGCGTTTAGAGTCTGTTCCTTCAGCAAGAGTACCCATCTTTTCGACTTCTTCTAAACTCAAGTCTTTAACATCTTGTGGCTCTAAACCAAAAGTAGCAGCAACAGCGTTTATAGCACCTTGTTGTCGTTTAGTGTCTATACGCTTAAATTCTTCTTGTCTTAAATCTTTAGAAAGTTCTTTTAATTGCTCTGGGCTTGCGTTTTGGATGCTTTCCACTAATCCTTCAGCGCCTATTGCGTTAGCCCTAGCTACTAAAGATTGTTTATATTGTTTTTGCTGTTGCGCTGCTTGTCTTCCTTCCTGTATCTTTTGTATTTTAATAAGAGCGTTTTGTATCTGTTCAGGTGTACCGTACTTAGCTACAATTTCTAAACTTTTAATCTGTGCGTTAGGATCTCTAGGATCAATACCCCGTAACTCTGCCTGTGATTTCTCCTGAGTAGAGCGCATGTCCATCCCAACTAAGCCACCTAAGTTACGTGCAAAAATAGCTTCAGCAGGAGCCATGCCTGTCAGCATTCCGCTTGCTTGTCCTTGACCAGCTACAGGAGAAGGTCGAAAAGCCCCTATTCTATCTAAAATACCCATGTTACTACCCTCTATCAAAGATACTTGAGAACAGACCACCTAGTGTTTGCTCACCAAGTATCTGATCGAATAAATTAGCTGTGCCTTGTCCGGCGGCAGCTTGTCCACCAGCACCTATTATAGAAGAATAAATGTTTGACATTCCTTGTGCCTTAGCTGATTCAGCTTGCAGTATGTCTTCCAAAGCAGACATCTGAGCCGCAGATAAAAACCCTGCACCCTGTCTTTGACCAATACCCGCAAGGTCAGACAGAGAAACAGCAGGAGTCAGTGTTGACAATAGTTGCTGCTCTGGTGCGTATTCTAACCCTAGACTTGCACCGATGTTCTGTAACTGTGCATCTTGTAAGAAAGCAGGTAAACTAGCAGCGGAAGTACCTAAACCAAACAGACCCTGAGCAGACGCTAGGTCTTGCTGTCTTTCAGTGCCTGCTTGTCCAAGTGCTGCTAAGGCTGCTCTGTTCTTTGCTTCCTCTTGAGCTTGTGCTAGTGCAAACTGCTCAGGAGAACCACCAAACTGCGCTGTACGTAATCCTGTACGTCCCTGAGACTGTAGTTGCTCTTGTAACGCTATGCGTTGTCTTTCTTCTTCAGGACGCTGTACTGCACGTATACGTTCAAATACGTCAGCTTCTCTAGCAGCCGTAGGGGTCATAAAGCCTGTGAGAGCGCCTGTAACGCCGCCTAACGCCTGTTGCTGTATACCTGATACATCAGGGACACCTGCGCCTGTATAGCTGCCTAGAAGCCCTCCTGTGATGCCTGAGAGCGCCTGCTGTCTAGCTTGCTGCTCTGGGGACAAAGTAGTACCAAAACCACCTTCAGGAGTGGTTGTTATACCACCAAAACCAGTAGACACTGTAAAAGGCTTAAACTGAGACGCAGCGGCTGCTTCTTGTCCTATTTCTCTAGCACCTGTGGCAGCTTCTCGCGCTATGTCGCCGTACTGGTCATAATAGTTTTGCAGGTTAGCATAACTTAAACCGGCTCCGGCTAAGTCACCTAACCCTATATTCCCAATGTTACTTAATAGGTCACTAAAGAAACCTTGGTTATAGTCGCCTGCGTTATAATATCCTGTTCCATTCGACATTGTTATCTCTCTATATCACTATACTTGTTATTACTGTTGCTGCTGTTGTAACTACTACAGTGACAACAAGCCATGCCAGCTTTTCCCATCTGGCTGCATGACTGTCAGCCACCTTACGAAGTTCACGTAATTCTACTACAGCTTCACCCCAACGCTCACCACATTCTCTCTCATGTTCAGATATGCGTTCTAAGGCTTCTAAAGCTACTTCCATTTCAGTGTTGACAGTCATACCTACTTTCACCTATTGCTTTGCTTTACCAACTACTAAGGCAAAATACTCAAGGACTTTATATGCTTTAGCAACCATAGCATCGTCCTTGGGCGTTGGTGTCATTGCTGTTATTGCTGATGCTAGCGCAACGGCTGCTGTAGCAATGTTAAAGATGTTTATTAGTAATTCCATTACCAAGGTACTCCATTACCGCTCACTGGGTTTTTGCTGAGTTCAATTTGATTAGCGACTGATGCTTCGTATGCTTCAACCTGCTCCTCACCAAGGGCTGCTTTAGCCCATGAAATAGCGTCTGCTTCAGAAATGTCTGCGTAAGCTGTGAAGCTGTCTGCATCTGGTGCTTCTAGCCCCACAGTGCCGTAGCATCTGCCTGAGTGCCTTATGTCATCCACTGTCTCACTGTCGATACATTGCCAGTGGAGCACAGTTACAACGTCGCTTAGGTCGCCGTCGGTTAGGGTTCTGTCCATTGTTGATACTGTCCATGTTGCTGCCATTTTTATTTATCCTTCAAGTGCCGTTATGCGGGCTGTAAGTGCTTCAATCAGGTCTTGTTGTTCTTGAATTGCTTTAATTAACACAGGCACCATTTGAGCTTGGTCAACAAGCCATCTCTGTTCGCTGTCTGTGTCAATGCTGAGGTCGCTTTCATTACGAGGTGCATTTACCGCGAATGGAAAAATATCGACCAACTCTTGAGCCAATACACCCGTCCATTTGCCACGCGCATTGCGATTGTTAAACGAAGTGTCAGAGGGGTCATCCCAATTAAAGTCCACAATGCGAACTTGGTTGACCTTCTCTAAAGCATCCATTTCGGTGTCAACAATGTTTGTTTTCAGTCGTTGGTCTGATGAAACTTGAATGGCGGCGTTGCCAATGTATAAAGTAGATGAACTGCCGCCTTCAGAGCTAGAACGTAGTTGATTAGCACTACTTATTGCTCCAACATAGACGCCTTCTCCAACGGCAACATTGCCGCTGTTGACCCCAGTTCCATAAAGCCCAAAAAATCCAATGCCGCTCATGTGTAGGTCTTTGAATCGAACAGCACTAGCACCAAGGTCGATGGCGTTATCTGTCACAGATACAGTGCCACTTGAGTTTTGACCCGGATAAACGATGTTGGCATTCTGGTTTAGAACAATTGCTGCACCACTGCTTGAAGGTGCTGAAATATAAAATGTGCCGCCGTTAGTACCAATCAACCCTACGTTGGTGATTGCTCCGCTTGCTTCCTTGTAGAACGAAGCCAAAGTGCCGTCGCTGCCACGCCTTCTGAGATTTATCGGTTGACCACCAGACCTTGAGATGTCTGTCCTGCCATCTGAATATATAGTAACGCCATCATGGAGATTGCTTGCTGTGTTTACGGCATCAGAAGTCCCCACAAGCACATTGCCGCTGCTGTCGATGCGCATGGCTTCTGTGCCTGTGCTTGACCCAGCCGTTGAACCAGTAAAAAAACGCATTGCGCCACTGCTAGAGTGAATAGCATTAGAACCCGCTGATGTACTAAAGAACAACCTTGCGCTATCGGTAGAAGCATCACTATCTTGCCCAAGCTCAATACCATTTGCAGAACCAGTTACTACACTTAGGCCCGTGTTAGGCGAATTTGTCCCGATGCCCACGTTGCCGCTGCTGTCGATTCGCATGGATTCCTGCCATGAAATGTCAGTACCAGCAGTGCCTGATGCGGCGACACGCCAAACATGATTACCAGCGTTTTGATAATAGTTGGTAGCTTCGTCTGTAACTCTGTATTCCCATGAGCCATCAGAATCCACAAAGGCATTTTGACTAATGCTTAATGAAGCATCAGCAGTTGCCGCTGAATCAGCATAGATGTTCGCAGTGCCGCCCAAAAATATATTTGAGTGACCGCTATTACCCGTAGTTGTAGAGGTGCCGATGCCCACGTTGCCGCTGCTGCCGATATTAAGGCGAGTCACGTAATTAGCGTTGTTTACGTCTCCCTGTTGGATTGACAAATCGTTGCCAGCATCGTTATGTAGAAACCTAAACCCATAAACAGTCGGCTTGTCAAAAACAAGCGCACCATCAGAAATTCTAAGATTACCCGCAACGTCCAATTTATCTAAGGGGCCGCTAGTCCCGATGCCCACATTTTCTGAACTATCAATCGTGATAGCTATGGCATCTGCGTTATCGTCAATACCGGGGCTTGTGAAGCTGCCGGTGAACGTTGGATTAGCAATAGGTGCCTTAGCATCTATCTGGGTCTGTATGGCAGACGTTACGCCGTCCACATAGTTAAGTTCAGCAGTGGTAGCAGTCACACCATCTAGGATGTTTAACTCTGCTGCCGTAGAGGTAACCGTTGTGCTGTTAATAGATAGCGCATCAGTTTCTAAAGTACCATCAACATCTACATCACCAGAGATGTCCAGAGAAGCCACTACAGCCGTTCCTGTTAGCGTAGGAGCAGTCAATGTCTTATTCGTAAGAGTCTGTGTGCCAGTTAACGTAGCAACAGTGCTGTCAATAGACAATGTTACTCCAGTACCTGATGCAGCAGAGTCAATACCTGTACCACCAAGGATACCTAAAGACTCTGAGTCAAGGTCAATATCAATAGATGCAGAACCATCAGTAACGTCTAAGTCCTGTGCAGTTACCTGTGAGTCTACATAGGCTTTGATGGACTGCTGAGAAGCAATACCTGTAGCACTGTTAGATGCCATATTGTCTTCATCAAGAAATGCTTTACCATCTAGTATATTAAGCTCAGCGGCAGTAGACGTTACTCCGTCCAGAATGTTAAGCTCAGCGGCTGTGCTGGTTACTGTAGTGCCGTTGATAGACAGTGCGTCAGTTTCCAACGTACCGTCAACATCTACGTCGCCTGAGATGTCCAAAGAAGCTACTACTGCTGTACCTGTAAGAGTAGGAGCAGTAAGCGTCTTATTAGTCAGCGTCTGAGAGCCTGTAAGCGTCGCTACGGTGCTATCTATTGCAAGGGTTACACTTGTACCTGATGCAGTAGAAGATAGCCCTGTGCCGCCTAGAATTCCCAGAGACTCACTATCTAAGTCAATGTCAATGCTTGATGAGCCGTCAGTAACATCTAAGTCCTGTGCGGTTACTTGGCTGTCAACGTATGCTTTGATGGACTGTTGAGTAGCTAGTTTGGTGGCACTATTGGAAGACATATCATCTTCATCTTTAATGCCAGTTACAGTAGCGCCATCACCTGCAATGTTGATGCTGGTGTTTGCTACAATGGTTGTGCCTACGATACTTGAAGCACTAGATGCTCCTATAGTCGTAGCGTCTACAGCACCACCATTGATGTCTGCTGTGGGTATAGTTACTGTGCCAGTAAACGTAGGACTAGCAATGTTTGCCTTAGTCGCTGACGCTGTTGCAATGTTATTAAACTCTGTATCAATCTCAGTGCCTTTGACAATCTTGTTAGCATCGCCTGAAGGTAAGGAGTCCTTTGCTGCAAAGTTAGTTGTTTTTGTATAATCAGTCATTATATAAGTCTGCCTATAACTGCTTCAGTATTTAGCTCTTGTATTGACAAGGCCCGTTGGTCTATTGTTGCTTCTATGCCTATGGTGGCTACTTTGCCTGACCCTGTTGCTTTAAGTCTAGCAACGTCAATAACAATCGTAGCACTGTACTCTGACGTACTTACGTTGTACTCAGATATTCCGTACTCTGCGATAAGGCTAGTAGCAACAGTGAATGCTTGCTTACTATAACCTTCAGTGTAGTCGTAAGCCCAGTTGCCTACTATCTCACTACCTGAACCGCCTATTATTGTAAAGTTAATCTCTTTGAGCATCTTAACTTTCGAGGGGTCGCCAAAGGACAGTGGATTTGTAAAGTATTTGAATGTGTACGTATCAGCATCATCCAAGTAATCACTGTAGTCGTTGACACCTACTAAGTTACCAAAGTACAATGTACCGTCTTCGGCTCTCTCGCCACACAGTAAAGCGTTGCCTTCCCAAGTGGTCGCCCTGTAACTGCCATCTTCTAACGTACCACGCATATCAAAGCAATAGACTTCCGAGGAGGAAGGTAAGAACAATAGATAGAAGGCTTCTTCTGGACTGTACACTGACTTAATGTTACCTGTCTGTGCGTTTACAGACTGCATCATAGTGTCACGTACATTCTTGGATACGTTACCAATAGGATTAGACTTCTCTTGGATAACTCTACCTAAGCTGCGTAAACCAGAGTCAGACAAGAATATAAGGTCTGTACCGTTGCTCTGTACGCTGTCTCTAGCGATACATCCGATACCAGTGATAGTATCAGATAGTGTCATGCTGGATGGTGATGAAGCACCTTGGTATAATAGTATGCTACGCTTACCAAAGATAACTAGAAAGTCATTAAACTCCGCTAGTGCTACAATCTCATCATGTCCTGTAGGCCAGACTGTAGTGATGTCTAAGCTACCTGAACTACCACCTGTCCACTCATGACCTGCTAAAGAGTTTGACCAGTACAGTGTGTGCTTGTTGCCTGTAACGTCAGCAGCCCATACACGACCAAAGGCAGCTAATGCTTCGTTAGCCTGTGGTGGTGTACCTGTAGCGTGGGCATGGTCGCTAAACTTTTGAAGTACGCCGGAACCTGACTCATCGGTGTATATTAGCGGCTCTTGTCCTCGCTGCCAAAAGTAAGCATGGTCAGCAAAGTTTATAATCTTCCAGTTGTTTGCAGATACTGTGTAGCTGCCCGGAGTAATATCAGTTAGTGTAGTGGTGCCTGTGAATATCTTACTATTGCCCGTAGAGAAAACAACTTTGTCTCCGCTATAGTCTACAAACTCAAAGATAGTTTCTACACCTATACTAGACCCTAGTGGCGTTGCTGAGCTAGTGAGCTTATTTATACCCTTACGCGCCGCAATACGACCAAACTTGTCAATGACTGCATTTTCTGCAATAGAAGCAAAGGAAGGATCTTGACCCACAGGAGAATCTTGAGTGTTTAACCCACGAAACCCCGGAGCGCCTATGTAGATGTTTTGTCTTTGCTGAGCCATTACTTAGGTTGCCAAATAAATTCTTCTGGATTCTTGTAAGCGTCTAGCGCAATTGCGTCTGATAAATGACGGTCTGCAATGGCAAAGTAGTCTTGTGCAGTCGTGCCGCCAGTCTCTCCTCTTTCTCTTGCGAGTAAAGCAACTGAGATATGAATGATAGGATTAGCAGGTAATACAGTTTCGTCTGCATCATTAGATAGGTCGCTTTCCCTCGCTATTAAATCAAAACGTAATGAATATACACCATCAGGATTAGGGTAAACTCTAACTTTAGTATCGTCTGAGCTATCTACTCCTGAGTAGGTGTAGTATTCAGGAGAGCCGCTGATAGACCCAGCGTTATAGACTGCGTTGTTAATCCATGTAGGTGTTTGGTAATTAATAAAGAAATTAGAAGTATCGTTAATAACGCTATATATTTTAACACGTTCTCCTGCATTTGTAAGGCTATATTCTGTAGTTCCTTCAACTGTGGGCACAACTACTGTAGTCCTTAGAGTAGACCAGTCATGGGCGTTCTCTACTTGTGTCTTTGCATCGTTTACAAAGTCACCTACCATCTTAGAGTAAGCTGTGTTAGTTACACCAGATACTTCGTCTTCTCTCAATCGTCTAAGGACACTGTTGACTAATGATAAATAAGTTGTACTCATTATATAATTCCTTGAAACAAGCCAACTTGAGGGGCTTTATACGTGGGTAGATCTTCAATAGCGCCTATTATTTCAGGAGCTTGGTAGTTTCTCTTAAATGGTATATCTTTGAACAAAGTGTCAGTAACTGCTTGGGGTTTTAACATTCCTGATGCAAGCCCTAAAGTAAGACCTGCGCCTAACCCAGCACCCACTCCTGCACCAGTACCAGTGCCTTCTCCAGTGCCTTCACCACCTCCTGTTCCTGTATCTCCGGCTCCTACACCTGTTTCTGCTGCTCCGCCTGTTGGGTCTTCTACAGGCTCTACAGGTTCTTCTACAGGCTCTACAGGCTCTATAGGTTCTACAGGGTCAAAGGCTACAGGGCCACCTGTAAGCGGTACTTCAGGGAAGTCATCAGCTAAAGGATCTGTAGGCTCAATATCTAAATCAGAAGCAGGTTGCTCCTTAAAATAGTCTGTTAGACGGGCAACCCAAGATACTGCATCGGTAACGTCAAAGTCTCCAGTTACATCTGGAGGAGGTGGGCCACTGGGAACAGTCTGATATTCTGTAGGGCCACCGGATAGCCACTTGTCTAACTCTAGCTGTAGACCTTCTTTAACATTAGGGTCTTCTTCAGCATCGATAGCTTCTCTTAACTGAGCAGCAATAATGTCTGTGGATGTAGGCTGTTCTTCTCCTACATCTGTAGGTTGTGCAACAACAGGCTCTGCCGGAGTTCCTTCATCACCACCGCCCCCTGTAGTGGGGTCTTCTACAGGTTGCTCTACAACTGGCTCTGCTATATCTAATGGAGGATCTTCTGGTGGTGGTACTTGCTCGACAGGGACTACAACAGGAAGGTCATCAAACTCAGGATAATCAGGTATCGTTGTCAACAATGCTTCATCAAGAGCTTTTTGTTGTGCAATATCTCCAACACCATCTCCATCAGAGTCTGCCCACTCAGTAGGGTCATTTGGGAATAGATCAACAACGTCGTAAACACCATCGCCGTCTGTGTCTGTGGTTCGTTGTATCCTATTTTGTTCTTTTTGCTCTGCTATACGTTGCTGTACGTCTGCTTCAGCGGTTCTACGTGCTTCTACCTGAGCTACTCTGTAAGCATCTTGAGCGTCTTTGTAAGTACCCTGTTGTAGCTTTATAGCATCTTCATAATTGGCTTGAGCTACACTTTCTGCTGTACGTGCTTGGTTTACTTTATTACGCGCATCTAGTTTTGCAGCGTCTTCTGCTGCCTTTGCTCTTTTGTAATTAGAACTAAAAGGCCCATAACGATTACGCATATAATTAGCATAGCCTTCAGCACTAGCTACGGAAGCATTTGTTTCTTCTATTACAGTTGATACGTTGTCTGATGCAGCTTGTGTCGCTGTTTCAGCCGCAGTTACTGCATCATTTGCAGCAATAACTTCCTGAGTATCTTCAGGATTTGTTAGCGCGTCTACAGCGGCAGTAGCAGCCGCCGCTATGTCTATAGCGTCTTGTTCGCTAGTATCTTCTTCTGCTTGAGCATCCGCTGTTGCAGCAATGTTATAGATTACACTAGGGTCAAAAGAACCATCTGGGCCTGCTCCGGGGCCGCTGTAGGTTATACCGCC